CTCATTGTGGTAAATACCGTAGTCGGTGTCCTGTGTGCCAATAACAACCTCTTGAAAAGTAGTTTTTCGGGTGTCTATGTCATTCCTTAAATGTCCTGTTGAAACCAGTATTGCTCTGTTTTTCTTAGTTCGCTTGTCTGATTTATTTTTTGATTTCCTTTTTTGCCATCCTCCTGAAGATGCGTCTGTTTGTCCTCCACCCTTTGAGAATGCTGCAAGAAAATGTACTTTCGCTTCGTTTCCGATTAACCAAGGTAAATCCCGTTTCAAAGCCAAAACGGCTTTTTTTAAATTAGGTATGTCGCTCGATATGGTCAACGTTTTAGCCAAAACTTTCAAAATTTATAGGTAAATCACTAATCAAAAGCATATTCAATTTCCAAGAGTCCGAGCCTTGTCTCTCCATAGAAAAATCTTCCAAAACGACATTTGTAATATTGAAAGTATTTTGCAAAATCTTTGACCTTACAGGCACGGTACTTTGTGCCTTTTCCAACTTAGCAAAAACATTAAGTTCCGCAATCGGTTCTTGCTCGGTAGGATTGTAAGAGTTCGGTGCTAAAATAGCGTTTACATCAATCTGGAAATCATCAAAGCAAATATATTCCTTGAAAGTGCCGTCGCCTCCTGCCCGTTTGGTTTTTACAATGTCTTTACGTCTCGAAACACGGAAATTTACAGAATCCAAACGAAATTCTTCATAGCTCTGTTTTTCACCGTTTATATCAGTCCAAGAAAATGCAGGAAATAAAATATTGTCAAAAATAAGTGTTCCGAGTTTTGATACTCCAACAGGCGAAAGATAATCACCAGCTCCGTTTATATTTACTTTTGCCATATTTAAATACTTTTCCCTGTTATATCGTCAATATTCGGAAAACCGAAATTCTTTTTCAAATCGTCTTTAAAATTCCTCGGCACTTTAAAATAACCTTGTTTTTCGTCAAAGATATAGTCAACTTTACCAGGATTGTAATCGAATTCTGGATTTTTTTTAAATTCCTCAAAAAGTTTTTGCGTTTTTGCCTCTTTTTCTGCTTTTGATGTTACTTCCGCTTCGTGTAACTGAATAACAGTACATCTGCAAGCCCACTCATTTTGTGGCATAATTCTATTCCAAATCGGGTCGTTAACTCGTGCAACAAGTCCGTTTAGTGATTTGTGCGAAACCCTTACACGTTCATCTCCAACGGTTACGTATTTCAAGTATGGGAACAAACTTTTCTGCTCATCATATTTCATCCACTTACGGGCGTTCTGGCTTTGTGAAATTACCGTGTTCTGTTCAGTTTTAAGCCAGTTGACGTTGTAATTAGCGTCAATTTTCAAGGCTTTTTCCTTGAATTGTGCAAACGGTGTTTTTTTTCCATCTGCTGTGAAAACAGAATCGGTTAAAGACTTAATTTCTTGAAACGTCTTAGCTCCTGAGAACCTACCAATATTTTGTCGGAAATTAACGGCTTTATCTATTGCCAACAAGTCGCCTTTTGCAATTTGACCAAACCCAGCGAAAAAAGAGCTATCAAGATTTTCAACGGTGTAAAAATACAACCATTCAGGAAGCTCCGTGATGGTGATTACACCCTCATAAACACCTGTTATTAACTCTTCTATTTTCGCTAATGGTAGTGGCATGTTACCGACCCTTTATTTTTCTTTCGACTTTAACAGTATCAACTTGTGTTGTATCTGCTGTATTATTTTGCGGAACGATAGTATCATCCTTACTGCAAGAAATTAACACTATCAATGATATTATTATTACAATTTTTCTCATAACTTTAAAATGACCAACTTATTACTTTTATTAATATAGTTGCGGTTACTCCTGTTCCTTCAAAAGCATTATACTCAATTTCCCTGTTTGCATTCAACTCAACATCAACTTGCTTTTGATCCCAGATTGTTGGATAAGTAGTATCTACCCTGAATGATGATGTTGGATAAGTCGCTCCCTTTTTTTTGAATAAAATTGAGGATATATCTGTTCCGCCTGTTGCTGTTAATCTTACTTGTAATTTTACACTTTTTGCATATGCTGGGACTATTGCGTACAAGTCTAATGTTTGGTCATTACCTGTAATAGTTAAATCAGCAGAATCGAAATCGAAATTAACATCTGGCGACCTATATACTGTTGGTTTGTTCAACCAATCTTCCAACCTTGGTGTATTTTCGTCAAAAACAACATCTGGAGTCCCGTTTGCTTCTACAAGCTTACTTGTTTTGATAGTGTTTCTTACAACACCGTCAAAATGAGTCCGTGGCGTATCTTCGACTTCTGATTTTACCAAGTCAATAGAAAATCCTCCTGCCACAATGAAATTATCTAGTGCGTCAAATATCCAGAATTTGTTTTCAAAATAAATAACTCCTGCGGTTACATTGTATGTGACAACAGCAACGGCGTCAATGTCGCAACCTGAAACAACAATAATTGTTTGTCCAAATTTTGAAATAAAACTCTCTAACATATTCAAAACCTGTTCAGAAAGTATTAAATCCTGATTTTTCGCAGGTCGTCCGCCTGTGGTTGCTATAAATCTTTCCATATCTTAAAAATAATTAATCGTGTAATTAGTACCTAGTATCAATACCCTGTCAATCCAGCTTATTATTTCCGAATCCTGTCCTATGTATTCGATAGGAACAAAAACCTTGAATGAGGTTCGTGAACCTCCCTCAGTTTCGGTTTCATTGAAAATATATGCTTCTTTTGACCCAGAAGGCATAGTTTCGCCTTCGTTAAAGATAAACATTTCCATATCAACCCCACACACCTCAACTTCATTGAAAACGAACCCGAATCCAGAAATTTCACCATTATCAATAACTATTCGCCTTTGTGTATTGTCGAACTTGTCATTCAAAGCCCTTTCTAATGATAATCTTTGAATCGAATAACCTACTTTCTGCCTGTAATCAGTTTCGTAATTGCCAAAATAATCATTGACATTCTGCAAAGTACCGTCAACAAGCAGGTCGCACAAAGCGTTGTTTGTTTCGTTTTGCCAGAATTCGGGAAAAATATCCCGTGCCATAAACATCAAATCATATTTTTGCGACATAATTACTCGGTTGTATATGTTAGATGATCGCTAAGAATCCATGCAGTCTCTTTCAATACATATCCAGAATAAGCGGAAAATTTAGAGCCTGTAAGAGATAGAACGTTAATCCAAGCAATGTCAATTGTACTTTTTTTGTCTAATTGTGTGAAATAAGCATTTACAACACCAGTTGTTGAAAGTATTTTTGCGAGTAATCCGTTTGCATAAAACGTCCCTCCGAATCCATTGTTCTGAAATATAGATAAATATTCCATTATAGCATTTTCAACAGGCTTTGTAACACCATCACTCAATAGAGTACCGTTAGACGGGTTTATTATTTGATTGTCAATTATTATCGTTGCCGAAATCCTTAGTTCGTCACCGTCAACAGAAATAACCTGTGGAACTATTCCTGCTGGTTGCGTATCGTCAATGTACGAATCAAAAGCGGATTTTTCAACAGTAGAAAGTTTTTCAGGTGTGATTAAGTCGGTGCCAAGTTTTGCAACCTTCAAAATTATCCCCCCCTCGTCCTGCAACTGCACCGCTGCACGTTTTACGATTTGCTTTGTTGCGTCCTCAACAGCATAATACAAGTTTCCTGCTGAATTTTCGCTTAGTGAGTCGCCAAGTTGAAAAGCCAAAGCATTACGTTTCCACCAATTAGCGGTGTGTACTTGCTTAGTTTCAAGCAAATAATCCATTTCGCTTTCAAACGCCTCGAATGTTAATTCGAAGTCGCCTGTAATGTCTGCATAAAGAACAAATAAACTTTGATAAAATGAAGCCTTCGAGTTGCTTGTGAGTATAAGCGATAATATTGCATCGGCATTTTTCAGCGTCAACAATTGTTGGAATATGGCTTCTTTGGTTCTGCTTGTAAAAGACATCGTTATATTTTTTCTTGTTTTTTATCCTTATTAAAATTAGGAGTTGAAATTGGTTCAATCTCTTTTTCTTCAAGTTCTATCCCGACAAACTCACTTGCTGTTTTTTCAGGCACTTTGTAAGCATTCGACAATATCTGAATTATTTCGGCTTTCTCCTTCATTGTCATTTTTTCGCTGTTATCCCAAACGAAATATGAGCCTTTCGGAATAACGAAGCCGATTTTTTGCAGCCTTGGTAGTAAATCATCATTGATAATGAATTTACCTAGTTGGCAAAGTGTATTAATTACCCTTATCGTATTTTCCTCGTGTACCTCACCTTGACTTCGAGAACTGCCATTGTCAAGTACCATTGTCGAATTTAACAAGGCTTTTGAGATTTGCTCATCACAATATCGCATTAAGCTTTCAAAAAATAACTGCGAAGTTGTACCACTTCCAGAATAGCCCTCAACAGTATCGTTTTCATCAATAACCATCCAACGGCTGTTAAGCCAGTTTTTTAGCATGGTTATAGCGTTTTCTTTGCGTGTCTTGTCCTTTAACAAAGTTTTGGCAATAACGGGAGGAATACCCATCAATTGATTGTATTTTGCCCAGATACGTGCAATCTCAGTTTTGTACACCCACCATCGCACACAGGCGTTGAGTTTTCCTAGTTTCGACATAAAAACTGGAATTGTCCAAGCTTTGTAAGGTTCTGAATCCCATAATCTAAAT